GTGCTCCACGTGTATCCACCAAAGGTGGATATTCCTTCGGCGCTTAACCCCCTCGTTAGACTTTCTTCACAATGATGGGTCCCGATTTTGTTCCCGTTGGAATACTATCAATTGATGACTCTTCAACATTGGACGATAGAGGCATGTCACCAAAAGATATTGATTTTTCAGGCATTGATTCTGTTGCAGGTTTTCGAATCATTGGCACTGTCTCTATTGCTGCCGGCACAATTTCACTCAATTTATTATTATTTCCTGTAGTTGTTACCACATTGATTTGTAGTGGTTGTTGCATTGGTACATTTGCTGCTACGCCTGCCATCGGTTCCAAATGTCCAATCGGTTTTGCATTGGGTTCCGGAATCAAAGAATTTGCTAACTTCAGGTCATACAGGTTAACTATGTTGGTTTTGTTCTCTGGGTTGAGACCCCCACTATCATCATTGGTCTCTATTTTGGCAAATTCGCCTGTTATTTTGCGAATTAACCATTTGCGGTCTGGTTTGAAATCGCCTTTAAATGTTACAATGTCATTCACGCTCAGTGCCTTTCCGCCGCGCATAGTGAAGTCTTTTTCTTTATTGGCATCCTGGACTTCATTGGCATCCAGGACTTCAAAGGGTCCACTGGACCCGGCAGTCCCCAGGACTTCATAGGCAGTCCCCTGGACTTCATAGTCACTACTCTGTCTTCGCCTGTAATATTCATCCATTACTCGTTTATCCTCCTGTTGGAAAACCTCCCAATCATCATATTCCATCTTCATGTTTGTTGCTGCTGCCGATTCAGGTTTATCAACATCCAATGGTTTACTAAGTATTTCATCCAATTCCTTCAATTCCTCTATGTCAGGTTCATTAACTTTGTTAACTTTTCCATTCAAGGTCCGTTTTACTTTGCTAATTATATCGTCTGGACTATTTGCATCGCCATTTGTCAACAAACTAATATTCTTGCTAAAATTCATATTGTCAAATTGGTTAATATTGTCCTCTGTAATAATGCACATCTTCACATTGATGGTCTGCAATTCCTGCATCAACAATTTAAACACATAAGGCACTCGCACTACACTAAAACTGCGTCCATATTTAGTAATGTGCTCCACATTCATCTCTTTGCCATCAAGCATCTCTATATATTTGAGCGGACCGTCCGCCATCGGACTCATGAACAAATTCTTTTCTGGATTATAAATGGCAATGGCGCCCGTTTTATTACAGATTGCCATGTAATATTGGTCACCGCGGTCCAACATAGACTCCCGTAAGAAATCGGTGGCGCCGTGCGCTATCATTACGTCGCGCTCCATCTCGCCAATACGCAATCCACCATCATTTGCACGACCACTCACCGGTTGGCGCGTCAATTGGGTGCGCGGTCCCTTGGCGCGGTAATTGACCTTGTCTTTCACCATGTGTTTCAAACGCATATAATAATTGGGACCAATGTACACTTCTGCCTCCAACTGTTCGCCCGTCATGCCATTATAAAGCAATTCGTTGCCCGACGAATGAAAATTGCACGCATTCAGCACCTTGCCAAATTCGCCAATTTGTTTATTTGTCGACGTGAATGCCGTGCAGTCGCCGTGGTATCCCATATTCAAGCATGCCTTGCCCACCAAACATTCCACCAATTGTCCTACAGTCATGCGCGTCGGCATCGCGTGCGGGTTCACAATAATATCGGGTTTCAATCCGTCTTTGGTGAAAGGCATATCGCGCTCCGGGATAATCTGCCCAATCGTGCCTTTTTGACCCGACCGCGACGCCATCTTGTCGCCGATTGCAGGCAATCGCTCTTCGCGAATGCGGACCTTGGCAATTTTGGTGCCCTCTTCGCCTTCAGTAATGTAGGTCTTGTCTACGATGCCGAGTTGCCCCTTTTTGGTGGTCTTGGATGAATCGTGCATTGCCGCGTCCCCAGGTGAAGAAATGGCGCACCCAATAATGATGGTGCGGTCATTCATCTCGGTGCCTTCTTTGACCAATCCATATTTGTCCAATTTGCTGTAATCGTGCTCTGCCTTGAGACCCTTAACGGTTTCGTCTGCGCCCACATTCAAGAACCGTTTTGAACTAGTCACGCCCCCGACCGTCGTCTTCTCCTCGTGAGTTTCATACACGGAATAATAAGTGGTTCGGAAAAGACCGCGCTGCAGGGCACCTTCGTTAATGAGGACTGCGTCCTCCACGTTGTACCCGGTATAACACATGAGTGCGACGATGGCGTTCTCGCCATAAGAATTCTCTTCGTTGCATATGTATTCCAAATACCGCGATTTAACGAGCGGTTTCTGACCCTGATTGAGGATGAGCGATGTCTTGTCCATGCGCATCGAGAAATTGGTGTGATACATGGATACTGCTTGTTTGCTTTGACCGGTCGAGAACGAGTTTCTGGTGGCGGGGTTGTGATGAGGATAAATGACCAAGTTGCACATCATGCCGAAAATCAGGGACTCATGGATCTCACAGTGTGTGTATTTCTTGTCTTTGTCGCATTCTTTGAAGTTCAAACAGACTAATGATGTTTCTTCTTCATTGGGGTCGATGTAATCAATGATGCCCTTGTTGTCAATGAACCGTTTCAACTTGTGTGGGTTTGTTTCGCCATTGTCGATGCCGTCATACAGTTCATGCAACTCGTAAAATTGGTTTGAATTTACGGTTGCCAAATCTTCTTCGCGTCGTTTGTTGGACCCGTTAAGGAGAGATGTCCACGTAAATTCTCCGTCTTTCACCATCTTCGATGCAAACGACATGTGTTTCAAATCGTTGTCATAGTAAAAAATGGGGCGACAAAGTCGCCCCTCATCCGTGAAGATGGAAATTGTATTGTTTCTGCTTTCAAAACAGATGCTAATGAAAATCGGGATTAGACCATTTCGCCGATATATCTTGAATTTTTCCACGATTTCCTGAGGATTCGTCGTGACGCCTGCCCAGTAACCATTGACCAAGACCTTCGTCATTTTTGCCAAACTAATTATGCCGCATTCTTCTACTGACCGCAGTTCGCATTTTTCCTTCAACCATTTTACCATGGGTTCGCGAGACACGCCGCGCGACACCTGGGTCATAATACACAACTGTTTGTGGAGTCCAATGTTGCCGCCATCCGGCGTGTCAATCGGGTCAACGAGACCCCATTGCGACCCGTTTAATATGCGTGGACCCACCAATTTGGCGCCTGCTTTTACTGCCAAATTCGTTTTTCGCAAATGACTCAGCGCCGAATTGAAAGACAGACGGTTCAAATCCTGTACTACACCAATGATTTTTGTATGTTCGGTTGCCCCCCAATTGCCCTTGAACGCCTTGCGAAATCCCTCTTCCACGATTCGTTCGCCAAAAACGGTCTTGTAATTTGTATTGATGAGTCCGTGCAAATCATTCTCATATATTTGCAAATTATAGTACAACTTTTTCTCAAAAGACACATGAATGTGTTTCATCTGCATCTTGTAATATTCGCGAAACAGTTTATACATGAGTGTGCCGACCAATTCGACGCGCTTGTAACGGAAACTGTCGCGGTCAATCGGCAGTTCCATACCCTGGTACACCATAATTAATTGTTTAACCATGTGTCCCAAGAAGTACGCCTTTTCGATGTAATTTGTCTCTCCAATGTGAGGCAAGAAATAGTCGGTCAAAATGTGCAGAGCATTGGTGTTGGTTTTGGTCTTGGTGAGGTGGGCAATAAAGTGGATTGCTGCTGCCTGGGTCATGACGGGACCAGCGTCATGCACCGAGGGAATAAACAGGTCTTGCAACAAAGAATTTGATTCAAGCAAGCACATCTCAACAATGTGTTTGTCGGTAACAATGCCAAGTGCTCGAAACACAATGAACAGAGGAACGGGTTTGCGCACATTGGGAATATTCACCACAATATTCATGTTTGAATATCTGCCACTGGGCGCAACCAAGTCGACACTCAAGGTGCGAACCGGTTTGGATGTATTTTCAGACACACTCTTGATTTCGGCAGTGCACAAAACCGAATCCGAATCCACTTTATTGACACGCAACATATTGTCACCGAAAGTCTCCTGAGGGACGACGGTTTTCTCCTTGCCGTCAATGATAAAATACCCGCCCAGGTCATTACGGCACTCGCCCATATTGAATCGCATTTCACGGGGCAATCCTGCTAATACACAGAAATCGGATTGCACCATAATGGGAAATTTGCCAAAAAACACTTTCTCTATTTTGGCGTTTCGTGTTTGAACATTTTTCGAATCCACCGATTTCTCCAAGGTTTCCTTTAAGGTGGCGCGCTCATTGGGGGTCATTTGGACGGGCACTTTCTTACCTTTTGCTCCACCGGTCATATATGGCATTCCATCTGATGGGTCTAAGTTCGATTCATAGTACTCGGCACCAGATCCGCCCTTCAAATCTAGACCCTTTTCTTCTTCAACATGTGCTGTTGCTTTGTAGTTTTTCAAAGGTTCGGGTCGGTCAACAGGGTCGGCATTGGGGTCGGGTTCGACATTGATGTGTGGAACTTCGTCCTTTTCTAAAATGTCGATGAATTCCAGTTCCACATCCACATGGACGGTCATGGCATAAGTCATGTTTCTAAGGCGCGCCTCATTGGGAAACATATAATGCGCATTGGAATCGTAAATCACGGGTTTAGCAATGTAGACAAGGTCCCCCTTTTTGCCTCCAATGTACAAATTGCATTTGGACCGATACTCGCCAATTGACTCGTCATATTTAGAAACAATAGTAATAGGATTCTTCTCTTTGAACAATTTGTAGATTCCTCGCTTGTAAAAATCATTGAAAGATTCCAAATGATGTCTCACTAAACTTTGAGGATTTTCTTTAAAATGTTTGTCAATAATATCCCACACAAATTCTTCGTCCATTTTCCTCGTGAAATATACAATACAACTATATTCTTTTTCATATGTTTTTTTCTGCCTCAAATATATAATGTCTGCTTTTATGGATACCTTGTTTTCGCCTCTATCGGGTGATCAATGCACCTTCTTTTATGCCGTGATGGTTTTCACTTTTGCATTTGCCATTTTGACTGTTATTTCCGGATTTGCCGTAGGCATGTCCAAAAGCAGAGGTGCCATGTTTTACGCCTCTGTGTTGAGTGCGTCCCTCTATTGGTTCATCCTTTACTACATCAGCAGACTGTTGTATTCAATGTGTTCCAAGAGTATGTAAACCGGCAAATGAACAGTTCCCAAAAGGGTGTAAATTTTTACATGTATAAATACCATTCATACAGGATGATATTTATTGGTTCAAGTGCCACGTTCAATATTTTTCCAAATAGAAAAAAAGCAGATAGCACGCAATTGCTAAAACAATTGAAACAGTCCAAATGGGAATCACGGTTTTCTGTTTGTATCCAATGCCAAATTGGCGGAAACTGCCGTTTTCATTGTAAATTAATCCGGGTTTCAAAAAGTGGACGATAGAGAATAATGCCAAAAACAGCAAAACTGAATACATCAATCTGTTGGATTTGATTTCAAATGGCATTCTATATTACACCTTACGAAATAAAAATGATGGCATTTTTAACGGGGGTCGGACCGAGTATTTGTTCCTGGACTCATGGTTTCAAACCCATTTTTTGTGATTGGTTGGGCAAACCCATCAATTTGCAAAAAATTTTGCATAACATGCTCCACAAAAATGTTCATGTCTCCTCCATACATGGAGAAAATGCCCAATCCAGTGATGAACACTGCTAATAAAACAACCACGCGTCTAAAATTGCTATCACCCACAGACCCAGTGGAAAGCATGATTAATCCCAAAAAGAAAATCATTGCGACAACCAAGGCATAAATGAGCGCCTGGAAATACATGACATTCTGCTGCCATTTGTCGGCACACTCGCAGTGACTGCCTGCCGATTTCTGGTGTTCATACACATTGTATATGAAGAAGGTGTAGACGATGGTGGTCAGGAAAACCATGAATAGCATGTAGGGGGATTCCTTGCTCTGATTTGCAGAGTTAGTATACATGGTGTAAATGGTGTGGACGATTTTCACGAGAGCAATGAAAATCACGGATTTTTGCAAGAAGTCGATTTTGTCTAAATTATTTGTCTTGCCCGACTTTTCAGCGTAGCAAGGACATTGGGGCAGAGTTTTCAGAAACTCGGTGATTTTCAATACAATGAATATTACAAATACACCTGTGATGATTTTTATGAATTGACGACTATCTGCCATAGAGGATTATAGATTATACAGGGATATTTGTATAATTTGTAATTTGAAAGGTGCAAAAGTGCAAAAGTCTATAACCATTTCTTTTGCTCTTTATTGCATCCGCAGGTTCCACCAGATTGAAATCCTTCTTTGTCAACAGTCTTCATGGCATAATCCAAAAACACATTCAAATCTCCGCCAAACAGGGACCATGCACTAACCGCGACGATAGAGAATAATGACAAAAATGCAACTTTTCCACTAGTGTCAGATAGTTTCGTGTAGATGGTCAATAAAACAAGTGCAGCAAAAATCATAAATGCAACCACAATTGCATAGTAGATTGCCTGTATGTATAGGGCAGTTTTCTCCCATGTGTCGGCACAACTGCATGATTTACTCACGGTTTTGCTAAAATCTTTGGCGTTTAATACAAAGAGCAAATACACGGCAAACGCCAAAAACAGGAATAAATTCAAAAACAACAAATGTAACATGGACCTGGACCCCATTGATTGGGGTGATAAAAGTGGGTCATTGAAGAAATACAAATTGTGAAGGATGCCTCCTGACATCATGGCAATTATCACTTTTTCAAGGAACGCAAGGCGGTCCAAAGTTTTTTCAGGAACGGAGCAACCACACTGAGGCATCGCCTCCACAAATGCGATGATTTTTACTATAATCCAAATGAATATTACACTGGTTATGATATTGGTGACTCTGAATGATTTGTCGGACATTCTATATAATTATTTGGAAATTTATGCATGTGAAGGACACCTTACAGCAAATATTTGCCGGTGACCTTCTTGGGCACCATGTATCCGCCACCACGCACTCTTGTTAGCGCCTGTTGCCGATTTAACACATTGACCGCGTCCGATTTTTCTTTGACATTAATGGTTTTCAAATTTGCAATGGTTTTTGTGGTTTTTCTAAAAATAACCGCGCTGGCATCTCTATTGCCACCCACGAATTTTTTGCCGGGTGGTGTGCACAAATTCTTGTCATAACATTGTTTGGGTTCGGATCCTTCTACAGTAAGTGTCAATTCTGCTACTGAATAAGGATTCCGCGTTGAATATATGTAAATTACATATGTTTGTGTGACCTTATTAATGGCAGTGCTAATCGAACCGGTTTCTTCATTAATGGACAATTCAGGGAAATTGTATGGCATTTGGTCGTTAACTTGTAACAACTTGTATGTAAATCCGGGCACACTTGGGGCATTTGTGCTTTCACCGGCAACAATGGTTTCTTCAAATGCAATTATAGGTTCAAATATGCTTTCCACATAAAATACATAGGGAGAAAACCAAGACAAGGACAGTTTAAATGGCGTGGAAACCCCGTCTGGTTGACACCAATGCAGTCCATACATGGTGGTTGTGAGACTTCCCAAAAGTGTCGATTTGGCGTGTGAATCTGTCCATCCTGTGCCCGAGTTGTTTTCCTCAGAATAATTAGACAATGAGTTTGTGAGAACATCAGAAGCACTTCCGCCATAAATGCCGCCTGTTGTGTCGCCAGTTTTCAATCCACTGGTATAACAATATTGGGCAAACTGACTTGCCGATTTGAAAGACCTGCCATAAATGCCTCCAGAAAAACTAGCAGAACTAATTGCACCACTACTAAAACAGTTGGTAACTTCGACAGTATATCCAGGTTGGTCGGTTCTTACTGCCCATCCGCCCGGGGTTGAACCCACAATTCCACCGGCATCTTCACCAATGGCACCATTGGAATAACATCTGTATATTTCTGTTCTTCCATATTGCGACTCGGCATCAGTGCTGCAAAACATTCCTACAATTCCACCACCCCGGATGGATATTGACCCCGTGCTATAACAATTCAAAATTTCAACGTGTCCATCATGTCCTCCACAATATGTACCCGCAATTCCACCTGCCGAATCACCAATTAAACCAGTGCTGAAACATCTGGCAATATACAGATGTCCGCCCAATTCGCCTGCATGGATTCCAATAATTCCGCCTGCATTTTCACCAATGATTCCGGTTGTGTAGCATCCAACAATATTAATGTATCCTCCATCTTTTGCTAAATAGGAACCCGCAATTCCACCACAGTTATAACCAATTGGTGCACTTGTGCTGCAATTTACAATGAAATTAGAATCATTTTCAGATGAACCCAAGTTTCCACCATAGTGTGCTTGGGCAAACCACCCTGCTTCTTCAGCAAGTGCAGACTCTACTCTTGCTTCTATTTCTAAATTTAATATTACTATATAACCGTGTCCTTCACTGCTGCTTGTTCCATTTTGAACTAGACCTGGATATGCGCCCGAATCGGCAATAGTAATTATGGGTCTAGACCCATCAGGTTTTAACATAATGTTGCCAAAAATTATACTTGAAGTTCCTACTATAAAATAGTGTTCGTTGCTTATTAATGTTATGTCCGTGATAAAACTTACAAAAACTGGGGTAGGTCCAGGGTTATTATTATTTATTGTGCAAGGCCAATATATGACATTCCAAACATCTTGGTCCAAACTATATTCTATATATCCGTCACCCTGTTGAATGTATATGGTTTGTAATGGATTGGCATTGATTACAGTTTGTGTTATTGGCACACCAACATGCACGCCAGCATTGTTCATGGGACCCAGCAGCAAACGCGGTTCCGCGCCTCCTCCCGACGATCCGTGCATCAGTCCTTCGGAAAATACATATCCGGCACCTTTTACAATGGGATATGATTGCCCATCTACATCCAAGGTTCCAACACTGTCTGTCAAATACATCAAATAGGTGTTGTCAACTGTACGCCCATCCTTTGTGTGGTCGGCGTGCGCTGCCGTATCCCCGCAAATCCATCGCATGGGCACATCACTGACTCCTCGCAAATCCAATCCCATGGTATCCAACAACACCTGTTTTATTGTGTCAGACAGGTGAATTGTGAAGTCTACTTTGGTTTTGTCATTTGTTAGTTGCAATCTAGCGTCAACCACTTCGGACATGTTAATTATAGAATCGATTTCTTTGATGGAAAGCACATTTGAAAAGGTGGATGCCATTGTCGTATCTTATATACTTAAGCAACAAAATCCTTCTTTCCTAAAATGACACAACCTGTGGAAAATTGATTTTCAATCGTGAGTCAAACAGATAAAAGAAACAACAAATAAACTATTTAATAATGGAAATCATACACACTTATTGTGAGAATCACGTTCTTGGAAAAATCTCTGTGCGCGATCTTTTGAACATGCAGCATATTGGCAACTGGAAATTTAACCGACCACCTGACTACATTCGTTGCAAAGAAATTGCAAAATATATATTTACTAAACGCCCTTGTCTTGATTGGTTGTTTTATGCGGTTGGCAATGATTTAGTTAATGGTTTCTCTATTGTTGATGGCATCCATCGATTCACCGCGTTCAAACTGATTCATACAGAGAATTCTAAACCCGTCGACCTACTGACACCCAACGAGTTTGCCGGTGATTTGTCGTGGTTTTATCAACAACACATCCTAATTAGTTTGCGCACAAATACGAGTGAAGGTGAGGAGGTCGATCTTTTCCGCCAAATCAATATGAGCAATCCGGTGCCCGATCTCTACATGCAAAACCCCGATTATGAAAAGCGATGTCTTATTGAAGAAACAGTGAAAACGTGGACAGACCAGTATCGCGCGCATTTTAGTGCCAACTCTAAACCCAATGTGCCCAATGTCAATCGTGACCAGTTCATTGAACTCCTGAATTTCCTGTGTGACAAGCATGGCATAAATAAAAGCAACAATCCGCAAAAATTGGAAGAAATCTTGTATGAAATGAACCATAAGATGCGCCAGAATTTGCCAAAACGCATTAGTCAAAAATCGCTGGACAAGTGCAGAGAAACAGGATGTTATTTATTCCTTGTAAAACAGGATATACTACAGGAAATGTTTGATACATAATTACATCAACTAAAACACATAGAAACATTTTCACATGTCTACGTAGTAAGTAGTTATTTGAAATGGATCCCACA